GAGAATGGGACAAGCCGCTATCGGAGTGGTAGAACAAGACCGCATTGCAGTCAAGATTGTTCCTGTTAATCCCCGTAACTTCTTGTTTGACCCCAATGGAACATCTATTGATGACTGTATGGGTGTGGCTATTGAGAAGTATGTCTCTATCCACAAGATCGTAAAAGGTCAAGAAGAAGGCATCTACCGCAAGGTAAAGGTCGGTACTGACTCAATGGATACAGACTTAGAACCTACACAAGAGGTTTCTCAGTACGAAAACGATAAAGTTAAACTTTTGACCTACTATGGTTTAGTTCCTAGAGAATATCTTGAACAACTAGAGAATGAAGGCACTGAAGTAGAAGACTTATTCCCTGAAGACACTATTCAGGATGAGTATTCCGATCTGGTTGAGGCTATTGTCGTTATCGCTAATGATGGGACTCTGCTAAAAGCAGAAAAGAACCCATACATGATGAAGGATCGCCCAATCCTTGCGTATCAGGACGATACAGTTCCTAATCGCTTGTTGGGTCGTGGTACTGTTGAGAAGGCTTACAACTCACAAAAAGCTATAGATGCCCAAGTTCGTTCACACTTAGATTCATTAGCTCTCACTACTAGCCCAATGATCGCTATGGATGCGACAAGACTTCCACGTGGTGCTAAGTTTGAAGTAAAGCCAGGCAAAGCAATCCTGACAAACGGCAATCCCAATGAGATTTTGTTCCCATTCAAGTTCGGCAATACAGATGGATCTAACCTGACAACTGCCAAAGAGTTTGAGCGTATGCTTTTGATGGCAACAGGCACTCTTGACTCTCAGGGAATGGTTACTGCTGTCTCCAGAGATGCGGGTCAAGGCGGTATTTCGATGGCTACTGCCTCGATTATCAAGAAATACAAGCGTACCTTGGTGAACTTCCAAGAGGATTTCATGATCCCCTTCATCACCAAAGCCGCTTATCGCTATATGCAGTTCGATCCTGAGCGTTATCCTACTGTGGACATGAAGTTCTCTATCAAACAGATTTGAGTTGATTGAGATGCTAGACAAGATGGCTACTCCTGACCCACAGGCTCAGCAGATGCAACAAGAGCAACAACAATTGGCTATGCAACTTGCACAGGCTCAAATTGCTGTTCAAGCTACTCAAGCAGAGCAAAATCGTGCAGAAGCGACTAAACTATCGGTTGAAGCGCAACTTATGCCACAGGAATTGCAAGCAAAAGTCATTTCAAGCACAACAAAGAACTTGCCACAAGGTCAAGAGTCGAATGAGTTTGATAAACGAGTTAAGATTGCTGAATTGATGCTGAAAGAAGCTGATATAAAGAACAAATCTAAGATTGTTGAACTACAAATGGCTGATAAAAAGAATAAAATATCAGGCATGGAATCAGACTTCTTAGACCAATTGACGAAAGAATTGAGCAATGGACGCTGAAAGCCTAGTCAAAGAGTTAATTCTCAAGAGCATGACGCCTGAGCAACAGCAGGCGATTCTTGACTCCGTCAAAGTTTCTGTAGATAACGCACGAGCTATTCAAAAGCAGAAGATTGGCGAGAATGTTGACTTGGTTGTTCAAGCGTTAAAGAAGATTGAATCAGACATTCGCAGTCGCTATGACGACTTAGGCAATCTCATTGAAAAGCGTGTTGCTTCCATTCAAGATGGTCGTGATGGTATCAATGGGACTGATGGCAGAGATGGTCGAGATGGTAAAGCCGGAAAAGATGGCTTGCCTGGTCGCCAAGGTGCTGTTGGCCCTGCCGGAAAAGATGGTCTTGATGGCAAAGATGGAATATCTGTTTCCAGTGCTTACCTAGACTTTGATGGTGGCTTAGTAATTCAGCTATCTAATGGAAATGAGATCAATGTTGGCGAAATTGTGCCAATGGAGTTGGCAAGCCAGATCAAAGTTATCACCAATGGTGGTGGAACATCTCAGTATGTTCTTGATACTCTTGATTCCTTACAGACTCAGATCAATAATCTGATCCCTAGCCAAACTGGTAACTCAGGCAAGTACCTGACAACCAATGGAACGACAACTTCATGGGCTTCTGTTGCGGGTGGTTTGAGCTACCAAGGAACTTGGAATGCAACAACCAACACCCCTACTCTTGTGTCTAGCACTGGAGTCAATGGTTATTACTACATTGTTGGAACGGCAGGTTCTACAAATTTAAACGGAATTACTGATTGGCAGATTGGCGATTGGTTGCTTTTTAATGGTTCTGTTTGGCAGAAGATTGACCAGTCAGAATTGATAACTAGCATTGCATCCGCTGATGGCAGTATTGTTGTTACGACAACTGGATCGACTGTTGATCTTGCGGTATCACAAACTTCTCCCGCATCTGTATTGGTTGAACAAGTACGAAACTCCACTGGAGCAACCCTTACCAAGGGAACTGCGGTCTATATTTCTGGTGCTACAGGTCAACTTCCAACTGTTTCTAAAGCCTTGGCTACAGGTGATTCAACATCTGCACAGACTTTGGGTTTGATTACAAGTGATTTGGCAAACAATTCAAATGGTTATGTAACTATCATTGGATTGATTAACAATATAAATACATCTGCATATACAGATGGCGCTCAACTATATCTAAGCCCAACGACAGCGGGAACTTTAACAGCTACCAAGCCTTACGCTCCTAATCATTTGGTATATATGGCAGTTGTTGCCCATGCTCACCCAACTCATGGAAAGCTAATTGTCAAAGTACAAAATGGTTATGAGTTAGATGAGATTCACAATGTTTCGGCTCAGTCACCCACAACTGGTCAAACCATTGTTTACAACTCAAGCACTTCGCTTTGGGAAAAGAATACAGTTTCACTGACTGCTGGTGTTAATGGAACTTTACCTGTTGCCAATGGCGGAACAGGAGTAACTACTTCGACAGGATCTGGCAATAATGTATTGTCAACTTCACCTACTTTGGTGACTCCTATATTAGGTACTCCAACATCTGCAACATTGACCAATGCAACTGGATTACCTTTATCAACAGGTGTAACAGGTACTCTTGAAATTGCTAATGGCGGTACAGGAACAGCCACTCCCAGTTTAGTAGCCGGAACAAATGTAACGATTACTGGTTCATGGCCTAATCAAACAATTGCGGCATCAGGTGGTGGCGGTAGTGGTAATGCTTACGCATGGTTTATTGTTTAAGAGGCAAATATGTCAACCCTAATTCTTGATGCAACAACAAAGACCATTAAGGTCAATATGTCTGGTGCTGCGGCAACCACAAACCCAGACTACATTGTTTCTTATGCTGACAACAATGGAACAGTCTTTACAGAAGGCGCTTTAGATGGTGCTTTGAATGGCGTTACAGATGTAACAGTAGTCTCTGCTCCTGCTAGTAGCACTCGTAGAGTTATCAAATCAATCTACATTGAGAACAAAGACACTGCTGTCGTCACTATCATTGTCAAATACGACAACAATGGAACTCAAAGAACCATTGCTAAAGTTACTTTAAATGTTGGCGATACTTGGTCATCAGACGGAACTTATGACACTAATGGCGCTTTAAAACAAACCCTTGGCACAGTTAATTTAGCAAGCGTTACTGGCACACTGCCAATTGCTAATGGCGGTACAGGCGCAACCACATTGGCTGGTGCAAGTATTGCAACCTATACAGGAACAGAGACTTTAACCAATAAGACTCTGACAAACCCAACAGTCACGAACTACACAGAAACTTTGTTTACTGCTAACACAAGCACTGCAATCACAGTAGCTTTGACTAATGGAACTGTTCAACAGTTGACTTTAACGGGTAATGCAACGATTACGATGCCTGCTCAAGGCGCTGGTAAGTCATTCATTATTATGCTGAAGCAAGATGGAACAGGATCAAGGTCTGTTACTTGGTCAACAGTTACATGGCCTGGTGGAGTAGCGCCAACCATTACTGGAACTGCTAGTAAACAAGATATTTACAGCTTTTTCTCTGATGGCACGAACTGGTACGGCACAACAATCGGACAGAACTACTAATGTTTGCAGCATCTAAATCTGGTAGCGTTGCGGCTAAAGACGCACAATTCAATTACGTTACTATGCTTTTGCATGGTAATGGGACTAATGGCGCACAGAACAATACATTCTTAGACAGCAGTACAAACAACTTCACCATTACCCGCAACGGCAATACAACTCAGGGTTCTTTCTCGCCTTATGGT